CTGAGGTATGTAAAAGTCCTATGCCTCCTTTACTTTTCCACTGTTCAATATTCTCTTTCTTATCGTCAATAAGTATTTTATTGTTTCCAGAAAATTCTTGTTTTTGAGAAGCAGGCCGTAAAATAAGTTCTACACCAGATAAATTATTATCTACCCATTTTTGTTTTCCGGTTTTTGATGATTTTTCTCTTGATGGGGCTGATAGAAGAGACGGATTGTATTTCTTAATATAATTCCAGAGTTGTTTTCCGTCAGACATCCAGTCTAAATTAGACCAATATTCTTCACCTGCTTTAGAAAGTGGTTCCCAAAAGAATTTAGAACCTTTAGTATCTGCTTCTTTTGTAGTCATACCTGTAAGATCTTTATAACCTTTGTCAAAGTCAACTAACACACCATCCATATCACAATAGATAGTATATTTTTGTTCTTCTATTTCTTTTAGTAAATCAGTTAATTTAATCATTCTTTAATTTATTTTCCCAGCCTCTAAATAACATGTTTCCTTTTTCGTAAGCCTCTCTTTCTAACTCAGCTAAATAATCATCTTCATTTATATTTTGGCCTTGAATGTTATTTATTCTACCTTCAAGATTTTGCATATGATGAATCATTTCATGAGCATATGAACGTAATATATCTTTAGGATGTCTATTACAAGTATATAAAACTATATTATGGTTATTTGGATCATAGTATGCTGTTTTTCCTAAATGGTCATTAGCATTTTTACTATCATTATCAATAATATCTACATTAGGTAAAGGATCAATTTTTAAACCACTATCCATCATATGTAAAGTTAATGCTCCTAATAATTTAATAAATTTAGGATCATTCTCTAATTTTTTTTTGGAAATGTTAGATATAACAACTTTATCTTTTTGTTTTTCAACTTGGAATTCTGATGGAGACAGATTTTTATAATACTCAGTATAAAAATTTACTCTCTCATCATCTGTGTCATCTTCTAATTTTTGAAAAAAATTATTTGTCTCTTCTTTAGGTGCATTGTCATGATTACATTTATGACAAATATATAAATCATCTCCACCATCTTTAATTTTCCATGTCCATCCACAATCGTCACAAACTATACTATTACCTTGAATTTCCTCAGGCAATTCAGGGACTGGTTTTTCTAAAGTACCTAATGTTGTTACATTAGCTATTTTTTCTTCTGAGAGGAAAGGTTTAAGTAATTTTGTAGAGAACTCAGTGGTTAATTTATTAACTAAATCTTTAGACATTATGAAGCATTTATATATAAATATTAAATATCTTCTCGTTTTACAGAAGTTCTAAATGATTCAAATGAAGGAGCTGCTTCTGGATTCTCCAATTCAAATATTCGTTTTACAATTTTGAATATTTCTAAATTTTCTTCTTGTGAGCGCTCTGACTCAGCTAACTCCCATCCTTTACCTTGTATTTTATCTTTTTTAGGTCCACGTTTAGTTGATTTTAACCATAAAATACCTTGATGTTGAATATCTTTTCCAAAACATTCTTTATAACATTGGGTATAAACGGCGGTCTGTAATTCATATGTGGAATATATTTGGTTTGATGTTTTAATGTCTATAAGCCAAAGTTCTCCGTTTATCTCACATATTAAATCACAAGTACCCGCTACTTCTAATTCATCTGAAAATAGATGTACTTCTGTTTCTATTAATGTTGGTTTATGAGTTTCCCAGAATTCAACAAATTTTAAAAACATTTGCCATATTTCAGATTCATATTGTGGTTGTCCATTTTTATTTAAAAATGATAATTCTTCACCATTTAAATATTTTTCAACCATTTCATGGACTTTAGTTCCATCTTCAGCAGCTTTTTTAGCTATATAATCAGCATTGAAGCCTACTTGTTTTAACCAAGTTTCAAATTGTTTACCTTTAGGATATACTTGTAATACAAATGTTACTGATGGGTAAAATTTACCATTTCGTCTGTAATACCTTGAATCAGGTAATGTAATTTGCTTATGGTCGGCTGATATTTCTAAAATTCGATCGTATGATTGTTTGATTTGATTCATATTAGTTCTAATTTTTTCTCAAATAAATTTGAGAATGTTAATGGTTGTACTGTTTGGATTAAATTAGTGAAATTTTCAAAACCCATCTCACTAGGATCTTTACCATCCATTTCCACGAGGTAGACCTCTTTACCTTCATTAATTAACTCTTCACAAAATGACAAAGCTTGTTTGATAGCATCTTTATCTAATGCTATGTATATTTTTTGTACTTCAGATTTAACTAATTTTTTCTTTAAACTTTTTTGTATATTTTTACCTAGCAAAGGAATAACATTACGTTTAATGGCTAAAGCATCAAATGGACCTTCACATAATATGATAGGTAAATTCCAATTGATGAATAATTCAAAAGGAATTATATCTCGAGACACATCTGGATTTTTATATGTAACAGATGAATTTTTATTAAAGTTACGAGCAGTAAAATAATTTAGTTTTCCATCCTTATCATATGATGGAATAACAATACAGTTGGAATACTTCCCGTTAACACAATAACCTATATTGTATTTCAGAATGTCATCTAAAGTAATTTGTCTGCGTTTTAAATAATTGATAGCGTGTTTATACTCAATGTTGTTACCTGGGAGTGACAGTGATATAAATTCTTCAGGTAATTCTACTTTTTTATCTGCCTCTTTAATTTCAAATTTACCTGAGGTGTATTTTGTTGCTGTTTTAACTTCAAGTATTTTATCTTTAGGAGCTTCTATTAGTTGAAATAATTTAACTATACTTTTACCTCGTTTATCACAAACCCAACAATGCCATTTGTTATCACCATTGTCTGTTTCATTTAGATTGATTTCTAATTTTGGTTTATGATGATTACAAAAAGGGCAATGGTAAGCATAATTACCTTTAGAAGTAGATTTTCCTATTCCCAGAACAGAATTAAGTGTAGATACTAAAGCTTGATTTACCATACAAATAGTATAATAAATTAACCATGATGAACCAAGTCTTTTTTAAAGTATCTTCCTTGTATATTATCTACATATGAGTTTACATGAGGTTCTAAACAATCTAGTTTGAACTGATATTTGGCTTCTAGGTATGACAAGTGTTTAGAATTAAATGCGAATTCAAGAATTTCTTTACAGAAATGATGTTCACCTAATGTTTTAACATCTTCTAGTAATGGTTTACAACTGCCCCAATATGTTTTCCAATCTGACTCAGCGTAAGTAACTTCTTTAAGTTTCTTACGACCAGGTCCAGTTTGGGCGGCTACTGCTTTTTTACCTAGTTTTTTAGTTTTCTTATGTGATAAGAATTTTTTACCGATATAAAATTGATTAGTATCTTTGTTTGTTATAATATATACAAACCCAAAACATCCTTTAGGAAAGTCTTCAATTTTATCTATAACTTTATTTTCATGTAACCAGTTATTCATAATTTTATCTATCTAAATTAATTAATATTGATGTATCAGTAGTTCTACTTGTAGGTAAAGGTTGGGATAATTTAGCTACTGCTAATAATTCTTGATTTTCATTATATAATCCAACTGTTGTAATATATGGAGACCAATTTGAACCAGTTACAAAATCATATGCTTGACCTCTTAAGTCTAAAGAGCATGATGAATTTAATGGATTAGTCCATAAACCACTACTAGAAATTAAACTTGGATTTAATGAATAATTAAACTCATTTTCTCTAATAGTACATTTATATTGTGTTTCATAGATCAGTCTTGAACTTTGAAAACTTACATTTATATCATCTGTTTCTGGCCAAAAATTAAGTAATCCTTGGTTTGTTATAACAACTAAACCATGAGAATAAATAATTATACCTTCATAAAGATTATTAAAAGAAGTATCATATATATTTCCATTTCCATCATCTCTTAAGAATATATTTCCTAATTGATTAGCTAAAACTGTATAATTTACATCTGCTATAACAGTGGCAGTGGATGGGTCAGTAGCACTAAATTGGGGTAATAAAACAAGATTTGATCCTGAATATGATAATTCTTGTGCTTCTAAATATATATATGTTGAAGTAGTTGGATTTAAGGCTACACTAGCTGAGGTGATAACTGTATAACTTCCTCCACCATTATCAATAGCTAATGATAAAGTAACATTACTGGCTGTTATTTGTGTCACATATCCTGAGGTGAGATAGCTACTTGAAACGTAGTATGAGCTGATTTGAGGGGCAAAAGAAGCAGATATGAAAATATCATATGGTTCTACATATTCATCTGTTGGTACAAAAAGAGCCCCACTATTAAACCAGTTTAATTCATTTTCATTTATATTCCAAGTAATAGGAATACTACCACTTCCATCTAATAATGGTTTATTATTGAAAGAGTTTTTATCCCAGACTGAATAATTTAGTGAAGCATTAACAGAACTACCTGAGGGTAGGTATCTAAAATCTAGTGCAAATGCAGATGGATTTATGTAATCTCCATACAATTGAGAAGGTATAGATAAAACTGCTACTTTATGATTTGATTCAGTAGGAAATGAGTATCTGGAACCACTTTGTAGAGTAGTTTGTAAATAATTATCAAATCGACTATGAACATTAGTATTAGTATTATCTTCAACTATATTACCATTCAAATCAGTAACTATATAAGTACCTTCAGGATTAGGTAATTCATTACTGTAGTAGAGTTGTTTTACGCTATTGTAAATATCTCTTTGAAAATAAGAAGATGAATACCCACTTGACGCTGTTGTTCCTGTAGTTGGTTCAGTCGTTATTTCAAAAGATCCAGTAATATTTTTACCTAAAAGTCTTTCAATAAAAACATTATCTTCATTTAAAGATGCGCTCCCTACAAAAGAAAAACTTTTGTTAACAATAAATGGTGTGATTATAACGTCTTGTGATGTAAGGGATTTGAATGCACTCATTAAATTAGATTCTTTATTTTATCTATAAGAATGTTCGGTTGTTTATAAATATCACTTTCCCATATTCTTATTAATTGAAACCCATTCTCTAAAGCTAATTGTTCTTTTAAAATATCATTTTGTTTAGTTTCATTAACTTTATAAAAGTGTTTTTTTAAACTAAGACCACCATGCCAATAATCACCATCAATTTCAATTAAAATATTTGTATCTTTAATTTTGAAATCATATGATTTACATATTCCATCTTTTGTTTTAAGGAAAAATTGAAAATGATATTTTATATCATTTTTATTTAATATAGAAGATACAAATTCTTCTAGTTTATTCATTGGTTTTTTAGAAAATATTTTTTCTATAGTCTCAGGAGTATGTTTATTATTTTTAGTCCAAGGTTCTCCTCCGTTCTTATAAAAACTATCTAATCTTTCTTTAACTTTTTGTTTTTGATAATTACTTTGAGTTTTACCTAACATTGGTGAAACTCTATCTTTATTACGAGTTTTACCTTTAGAAGATTCACTAATTTTTTGTTTAGTTCTTTCAGTAACTACTTTCCCAAGATGAGAATTACTTATTTTTTCTTTATGTTCTTTAGACATAAATCCTTCGGGTTTTAGTTTACCTTTATGTCCATGTTCTAATTTAGATCTACATTCTTTAGAGCATGTTTTATATTTATAAACTATATTTTCTTTACATACTTCACAAGGTTGATGTAATGGTAAAGTAGACCAATAATTTTTCACATATTGGTCTACTGTTATTTCTTTATGTCTTGATGAAATATGTCTTTTAATTCTACCAAAAGACATTTCTTGGTTACATATTTGACATACTATTAAATCACAATTCCCTTTCATATATTTTATTATAAATATATGAATTTTTACTAAAGAAACACTCTTACTCAAAAGTCGAGCTTCACTCTTATAAGTGCCTCCTTCGTAAAATCTTTCTTAAGTGGTTTTGATAATTTAGCTACTGCTAATAGTTCATTATTATCATTATACATTCCCACTGTTGTAATATATGTTTGTGGATTTTGTATAAACACATCATATAAAATAGTACCTGTAGAGCCTGAAATAAAACTTGGATTTTCTGAATAGTTGAATTCACCGTTTCTGGCTCTTACAAATACAAAATCAGATGTTATTGTTTCTTGGCTATTTAAGGTAAATGAACTAGTAAATGAACCTGTAGTTAAACCTCTTGTGCCACTTCCTGTAGAATATAAACGACCTGGGTTATTAGCGTTAAAATTTGATGTTCTTAATGTTTGTAGATTTATACCTCCATTAGCAAAAGTTAAATCTAAAGCGGCTGCATTTAATATAATAACCCCAATATCAGGTAAAAATAAACCATATGAGCCTGAGATTGTCATACCTGCTGCTATTGCGTTAGCTGGGCTATTTGCTAAAGCTATAGTTCTCCCACTGCTACCTGATACAATTTGGAATACGCGGCCACAATCTAAATAAGAAATTGTACTTACATTGCTGCTATTATCTGTTAAATTAATTTGGCTTGAGCCTGAGTATAAAGTTAAGTTTAAACTACCTGGAAATAGTGATTGTTTGAATCTAGATCTTTCGATTGTTAAAGCATAAAAATCAGATTGATTTACTCCATTAAAATTAAATGTAGCATTTTCATCACCATAAATTAAATTACGGAATTGTCCATAAATTGTTCTTGTTGGTGATAAACCGTCTATGCCTGCATTATATAATAATGAACCTGAGCCATTGATGTGCCCGTATGTTATATTAAATTGAGCTTCAACTGAAGAATCAGTAGATGATGTATTATATATTGTTAAATAATAATTACCACTAGTGCCTGCTGCTTGAGTTGACGAGGTAAACATTTGGGTTAAATTAGGATTATAATTTGACCAAGCAGGTGCTGTTATTGAGTCAGCACTCACTATGAAATCCTCAGTGTCTAGTCTTTTAAAAGCCATTTTTTTATTTTGTTAATTAGCAGTTAGTACTTTTATTTATTTGAATAGGAACAGTTACTCTAGCTCCACTATCTCTACCCACTACAGTTAATGTAGTTGAAATTTGATTTACTCCATCAGGAAATAATAAATTAAGAGTAGTAG